CAGGAGGCAGACCTCCACCCGCCCACCGCCCTCCTCCCCCTTCCGGAGGATGGGTTCAAGACCCGAGTGGCGACCCTGCACGAGGCGGCGTTGATTTACGTTGCCCGTGCTTGGTCGGCCCCCGGCTTCGCCACCCTCCGCTCCATGCCCTCGGAGCGGAACGGCGTTGTCGGGGAGCCTGTGGAGGCGATGGCGCTCCACCTCGGGGGGAGTGGTGGCCGGGCGGTGTCCTTGGACCTCACGGTGGCGACTGATCGGTTCTCGATGTTCGCCGCTCGTGATGTCCTCCTTGCCCTGACCACCCCCCTCCGTCGTGGGGTGGAAGACCCGTCCCTGATCTGGTCCCCTTTGGAGGACAGGTCCGCGGTCTGCCGCCTCCTCTGCGGCCCTCTCCGCCCCGTGGAGAGGGGCAAGATGTCGGACTGTATCCTGTACAGGAGCACCCGCGTGTCCCCACGCGAGGAGCTCCTGGACTGGTGGGAACGCTTGGCGTCCCACACGGGCCGCTCTCGCCCCCCTCCTGCCCCCCGGGTTCCCCGGGATCGGAGTGGTGTCCAAGAGGACCCCCCCCGTCTCCCTCGTCCTGTCCCATATATTTGGGAACGGGAGTCGGAGATGGGTGCTGGGGTCTGGACACCCCTCCACCCTGGCGCCCCGGTGCCCCAGGAGACTCGCCCCCTGGCCCCCCTTCGGGTGGGCCACGGGGACTACGATACCTGGGTCCCCTTGGACCTCCCCTTGACCACAAGGGGTGTGTCCATGGCACTGGGATGCCACTGGCCCTCGATGGCCTTGGTGGGGGCTGACTCCTCCCGTCTCGCCAAGCACCTGGGGTGCGGTGATGACGGGTTGGATATCGGCTCCCGCCGGGCCCACGAGGAGGCCAGATTGGGGAGAGAGCAGGCAGGGTTCGAGCGCCACCCCGGTAAGGAGATTGTCTCCGACCGGGGAGCCCTCATCAAGGAGGTGCCCTTCAGGCGCCACCCGGATGGGGTTTGGCGCGTCGACCCTCTCCCCCTCAAGGTGAGGGTCCTGGCAGGCGAGGGCGACCCGGAGACGGGCGTCCCCCGCTTTATCCAGGACTTCTCTGCCCTTGAGGAGGAGTGCTCTCGGTCGGGGACCCCCTGGCCCACCCACAAGGCCGCTGAGGATTTCCTCCTCAAGCGGTACGGCCGTCCCTTGTTCCGGATGGCCCAGTGGGGGGTGGGGGTTCCCGGCTACCCCAATGGGTGGAGGGACCATCTCCTCTCCCGGCCCGTCCCGGACGGAGCTGGGGGGCCCCCCCTTGCCCGGCCGGGTCTCGGTGGCTCCCGCGCCACCCCCGCTCTTATCGCGCGTGCTCATGCACGGCACGACCGATGGGCGGGGTCGGAATCTTCTCCGATGGGACCCCTGGGCAGGGACGAGGCCTCCCGAGAGCTCACGTGGGAGGTCTTTTCCTCCTACGACGTCCTCCCCGGGAAGTCCCCCGGTCCCGAGACCCTCCCCCAGATGATGGACCGCCTTCGGGCGGCGTCATCTGCTCCCTTGGGGACCCCCGGTGGCTTGGCCACCATAGGTCCCAAGGTGGTTGGGGTGGGAGGGGACTTTCCCGTGGGCCCCATCAGCCGGTTCCAGCGCCAGAAGGCGTTCCGACGTCAACGGAACGTGGAGAAGGCGAGCTGATCCCTCGAGGG